CGCCACGACAAATCGCCCGTCAACGCGTCGGCGACCGCCACTCCGGCTCCGCCGCAAGAACCCCAGGACAACTGATATGCAGCTTGTACACCTGGCGTCCCGTCTCTACGGGACGCCGCTCCTCATTGCGCGCTCGAAACTGGACGTGATCCTGTCCGTCCTCGGTCCACGCATCGGACTGCCGGACATCGATGCCGCCGTCCCGCTTCCCGCCCCAAAGGCCAGCGCCTCGGCTGGGCAGCTCGGTATCGCGATCATCCCGGTGCACGGAACGCTGGTGCGACGGGCAATGGGACTGGAGGCGGCATCCGGCCTGACCTCCTATGGCGAGATCGCTGCACGCCTGGACGCGGCACTCTCGGACCCACAGGTCAACGGCATCCTGCTCGACCTCGACTCCCCCGGCGGTGAGGCGGGTGGCGTATTCGAGCTGGCCGAACAGATTCGCGCCGCCAACGACATCAAGCCGGTCTGGGCACACGCCAACGACTCGGCGTACTCGGCGGCTTACGCCATCGCGGCCGCTGGATCGCGCCTGACCCTGTCCCAAACCGCTGGAGTCGGGTCCATCGGTGTCATTGCCCTGCACGTCGACCAGTCCGTCAAGGATGCCAAGGACGGGGTTGCCTACACGGCGATCTATGCCGGTCACCACAAGAACGACTTTTCTCCCCATGCACCGCTGTCGCCACAAGCGGCCTCCACCCTGCAGTCGGAGGTCGATCGACTGTACGGGATCTTCGTCAACCAAGTCGCGCGGATGCGCGGGTTGGACAGCGATGCCGTGCGAGCGACCGAAGCAGGCTTGATCTTCGGGGATGCGGCGGTTGCAACAGGACTGGCCGACGCCGTGATGAGTTTCGACCAGGTTCTGGCCGAGTTCACCAACGCGCTGGATGCGCAACGCCGACTGGCGACACCCAGTGCAAATGCTGCGAAGCGCCGCCCACAAGCTCGCGCCTCGCCCGTGGCACTGAACGCGAGCCATCAGATTTCCAGCCATCAACCCTCTCATTTGGAGCAGACCATGACCGACCAAGAACAGCAGCCCCCTCTGGACGACCCCGATCCGGAGCTCACGCCAGAGCCGCCGGAGACCCCAGCGCAAGAACCCGCAGCACCGCCCGTTGCCGCATCGATCACCGGCGCGACCACCAACGGCCGTATCGAGGCACAAGCCATCGCCGAGATCTGCCTGATCGCAGGCTCGCCGCAGCGCACGGCGGAGTTCCTTGCCTCCGGAATGACCGAGGCTCAGGTTCGCCGCGCACTGCTCGAGTCTCGCGCCGAACAGCCGGAGATTGCCTCGCGCATCACCGCCGATGCGGGAACCACTGTGCGACCGGAGAGCAGCCCGGTCGTTGCCGCCGTCAAGAAACTCGCCACGAAGGAGTAAGCCATGCCTGCCATTTCGGAAACCAACAACCTCGGTGATCTCCTCAAGTACGAGGCACCGAACCTCTATTCACGCGACCTGGCTACGGTCGCTGCCGGTCAGAACCTGCTGCTCGGTGCCATCGTCGGCCGCGACAGCACGACCGGCAAGCTGAAAGCGCTCGACCCGGCCGCCACCGATGGCACCGAGAACGCAGTCGGCGTGCTCGCCGCTGACGTGGACGCGACCCTGATCGACAGGGAAGACGCGCTGCTGATCTCCCGCCACGCCATCGTCGCCAGCCATGCGCTGGTGTGGCCGGTCGCCATCACCCCCACCGAGAAGGCCACCGCGATCGCTCAGCTCGAAGCGCGTGGCGTCCTCGTCCGAACCGCCGCCTGATCTAGGAGACAACCATGCAGAACCCTTTTACCAATCCCGCGTTCTCGATGGCGGCGCTCACGGCGGCCATCAACATTCTCCCCAACCGCTATGGCCGCATCGAGGATCTCGGCCTGATGCCGGCCAAGCCCGTGCGCCAGCGACAGGTCATCGTCGAGGAGATGAACGGCGTACTGAACCTGCTGCCGACCTTGCCGCCGGGCGCCCCGGGGACGGTCGGTGTGCGCGGCAAGCGCACCTTGCGTTCGTTCGTGATCCCCCATATCCCACATGACGATGTCGTCCTGCCGGAAGAGGTTCAGGGCATCCGCGCCTTTGGTTCGGAGACTGAAACAGAAGCCGTCGCGGGCGTCATCGCGCGCCATCTGGAGACGATGCGCAACAAGCACGCGATCACGCTGGAGCACCTGCGCATGGGCGCGCTCAAAGGCGTCATCCTGGATGCCGATGGTTCCGTGCTGTACGACCTTTTCGACGAGTTCGACATCACGCCGCAGACCATCGCATTCGATCTCGGCAACGCCGGCACCAATGTGAAGGCGAAATGCCTCGCGACCCTGGCCGCGATCGAGGACAACCTCAAGGGCGAGTTCATGAGCGGTGTGCACTGCCTGTGCTCGCCCGAATTTTTCACCGCGCTGACCGGCCATGCCAAGGTCGAGAAGGCCTTCGAAAACTGGCAGCAAGGCGCGATCCTGATCAACGACGTGCGCCGTGGCTTCACCTACGCCGGCATCACCTTCGAGGAGTATCGCGGACAGGCGACCGATCCGTCTGGCACCACCCGTCGCTTCATCGCGGCTGGCGAGGCCCATGCCTTCCCGCTGGGCACGGTGGATACCTTCGGTACCTACTTCGCGCCGGCTGACTTCAACGAGACGGTCAACACCATCGGGCAGACGCTCTATGCCAAGCAGGAGCCGCGCAAGTTCGATCGGGGCACCGACCTGCATACCCAGTCGAATCCGCTGCCCATGTGCCACCGCCCGGGTGTGCTCGTGAAGCTGACGGTGTGATGGTGCGCATCGAGGACTTCTACGAGGCCGCTGGGCGGTCTGGCTTGCTGGTGGATGCGGAAATCGATGGCCACACCGTAGCCGTCGATTTCCGCTCGCCAGACGAGACCGTACTCGACGGGCTTGCCCTGTCTGCCGATTACACGATCCGATTTCCAGCCTCGGCACTGCCGAGCCTGGCGGCAGGAGACACCGTGTCCATCGCAGGCAGCCTCTACCGCGTCCGCGATATCCGCAGCATCGGCGACGGCAGCGAACAACGCGCTTCACTCTCTCGACTCTGAGGACTCCGGATCATGAACTCCATCCGCGAGCGCATCTTGCGGGAGGTCGTCGCGCGCCTCACTGCCGGGGTGGCGCCCACACCGGTACTGCGGTTTCCGACCGTACCTGTGGCGCGCGAGGCCAGCCCCGCGCTGCTGCTATTTGCCGAAGGCGACAGCATCACGGCGCATGCCAACAACCTCGTCGACCGGCTGCTGATGGTGCGTTTGGTAGCCGTGGCCCGTGGGGACGATGCCTTCGACCAAGCCGATCTGGCGGTGGTCGCTGCCCACACAGCGCTGATGAGCGACACCAACCTCGGTGGCCTTGCTTTGGCCGTCCGCGAAGTCGATTGCGAGTGGGACCCGGAGGACGCTGACGCCGGAGCTGTGGCGTTGCCATCCCGCTATGAGATCCGCTACCGCACCCACGCACTTGACCTGACCCGAACTGGATAACCCAACGATGAACATCGAATTACTGAAACCCCATACCCATGCCGGGACCAGCTTGGCACCTGGTGATGTGCTGGACATCGACGAAGCCACGGCACGTTGGCTGATCGACGCTGGCGTCGCCAAAGCCACTGACGGACTCCAAGAGTCGACCGGTAAATCGCAACCCATTACACGCAATGGAGACTGACCATGCCTTACTTTTCTGGACAGGGGCGCGTCTACATCGGCGCCCGCGACATCACCGGCAAGCCACAGGGCTTGAACTACGTGGGCAACGTGCCCGAGCTTAAAGTCTCTCTCTCGGTGGAGACCTTGGAACACCAGGAATCCACCAGCGGCCAACGCCTGACCGACCTGCAGCTGATCAAGACCAAGAAGGGCGAGTTCGCCTGCACGCTGGAAGAACTGATCGCGGTCAACCTGGGCTTGGCGTTGTACGGCACGACCACCGATCAGGTCAGCGGCACGGTCACCGCCGAAGCGCTACCCAATCCCGTCACCCTGGGCAGCCTCTACCTGCTGGCAAAGCAGAATGTGTCGACGGTTGTGGTCAAGGATTCCACGGCCACGCCCAAGACGCTGCCGGCAGGCCAGTACACCCTCAATGCCAAGCACGGTTCGCTGGCGATCAACGACAAGACCACCGGCGGGCCCTACGTCGAGCCTTTCAAGGTCGACTACGCCTACGGCGCAGCACAGAGTACGGCAATGTTCACCCAGCCGCTGCCCGAGCGCTGGGTGCGTTTCGAAGGTCTAAACACGGCGGATGGCAACCGCGAGGTCGTGATTGACCTCTACCGCGTGGCGATCAACCCGGCCAAGGAACTCTCCGTTATCACCGACGAGCTGCTCAAATTTGAGCTGTCTGGTCAGGTGCTGGCCGACACGCTGAAGCCCGCGACCGGCGACCTGGGCCAGTTCGGCCGCATCGTGCTGCTGTGAGGTGAGTGATGAGCGACTTCGATGCATTTCCTCCCGCTCCGCAATCCCTGGCAATCGCGGGTATCGCGCTGGAGATTACACCGATTCGTGTCGGCGAAATCCCGGCGCTCCTTGCTGCGGTTCGACCCTTCGCGCATCGGTTGGTCGACGGCGAGCCGGATTGGCTCGAACTGCTGGCCGACCACGGCGAAGCGCTGATCAAAGCAATCGCCGTGGCCTCGCGCCAGCCCCAGGACTGGGTGGCGGCATTGACGATGGACGATGCCATACGCCTGGCCACCACCTTGTTCGAGGTGAATGCGGATTTTTTCGTGCAGCGGGTGGTGCCGACGATTCAGCACGCCGCCGCCCGGATCAACGCGCAAATGAGCGGCCCCTTGGCTGGGCTCACGCCATCCACCGTTTGATTCATGCCGGACACCGACTGCCGGATGTCCTGGACTACACGCTGGCCCAGCTGACTGCCTTTCTCGATGCGGAAACACAACGAAATCGCGAGCACGCGGGCCTGCTACTTGGCCTGATCGCTGTGGCCTGCCAGGGCGACAAGCGATCCATCGAGCGATTGCAGCGGGAGTTGGACCGTGCGGATTGATCTGACGACTGCCGGGCTGTTCGATGCCCGGCAATTCAATGCCTGGTCCACCGCGCGCCGTGATGCCATTCGCGCGGCGCTCAAGCGCGGTATGCAATCCGGTGGCCGCGAAGTACGCGACGCGGCACGCACACAGATGCGCGGTGCGTTCAACGTCAAGCGCAACAGCTTCGTCTCCTCGATGCAGGCCAAGGTGCTGGACAAGAAGACCGATCGCCTG